CCTAGCTGGTTCCCAAAGCCACCACCAGCAGGTGGTCGTCCTTGAAACTGAGGAGGAGGCATAGGAGGTCTGCCCATTTCACCTCCAAATCCGGGAAAAGCGTCCCATTTAGGTGGGCCACCCATTCCACCGCCCATTCCGGGTTCCCAGAATTTATCTCCGGGTCTTAGTACAGCCGCTCTCATATCGCCGGGTCCACCACCCATTCCGGGAGGAATTGGGGGACCACCACTCTGCCAACCGGGAGGCATCACTGCCTGAACTGGTCGGTTCGGGTCGCCTTGCCCACCACCAGCCCATCCACCGGGTCCACTAGGCATTACCTCAACAGGTGGTGCGGGATTCCATCTATCTATTCCCGGAGGAGGCATTGGGGGTCTACCCGGGCCGGGAATCATTTGCCCGATATTATCTTGCTGACCTATCATCCCCTGTACTTGAGGATTCCACTGACCACCGCCAAGTTCAAATTGTTGCCTTGCCCTGCCCATTTGACCGCCTTGAGCAAAACGCCTTGCTTCCGCCATTCTTCCGGGGGAAACACCTGAAAACATTGGGTTTTGTGCATACATTATAGTTTATTCCATGTGTTGTTAAAAAAAGCGTAAATCCCCTCTCCAGTACCTCCGGGGTTCCATTTTGTTCCATCAGCATACCTTACATCACCGTCACGTTTTTTATCAGGTGACACAAAGGTGGGTTCAAGTCTGAAAGTATCTAAGTTAAATACCACATCGCCTAGTTTGTTTAATTCAGAAAATAGATAGTCTGGTAGCTGATCTGGTGCAACAGGGGCTGGATTAGGACTCCACCTGTTTACACTCTTTATATTCTTAGATGGGGCGTTAGCCATTACTGCATCCTACCACCACGTTTACCTCTTGGCTGAACCTCAAAAGCTAACCTATGTAGCTTCCAATCAAAGTCTCCTGTAGACTCTATCTTTACTCCAAAGAATTTTCCAGTAACTCTGCATGAAACCTTAGACTGGGAGTTGGGGTTGAATAAAACTGGACCCTCCCAAGTAATAGCCCCTTCCGTAGACATCTGATGACCAACATAAAAATTAACAGAATTATCTCCAGATACTTCCATTTCAGGATAAACAGCTGATACAAATTTTAACTCTGAAGGATTGTCAAGATCGTACCCTGACCGCTCTATGTAAGATGTCATATCGGCAGTATCGTTCTTGTTCCCTAGATTATCTCTATATATCTTTGTATTAGTAACATCTGCAAATACTAAATTCTCTGCAACATTATCATAGTTTCCTGTACCCCATGCGCCAGACCCTGTATCCCATGTACCAGCGATAGTTGTCCATGTTGTAGCAGCAGATATAGCTACAATACCTGAATTAATATGGGAAGTATCTGGTAAGTCTCGTAAACTAAAAGTGCCTGTTTTCCAATTCCATATAACAGCTTTGTTTACTTCATCTGAACTACCAGAAGGGTAACAAGCAAGCATTTCATTTCTTACATAATCTGCTGCAACAAAACATTTCTTGTAGTTGTCATTAGCCCCATTTAGATTATCAAATACTGTACGTCTTAGTTTCTCTGGCAATAAAGCTTTCACACTTTGACCATTGCATACATAGAAATCAGAATTACCTACAAAGAAATGACCACCATCAAACTCAGCTAAAGCATTCTTTGTTAAACAACCTATTGTTGGACTAAGTAGTTTGAATGAAAATATATAAGGAGTTCCCACATAGTTCATAATATAGATAGCATCATTCTTGTAGATTAAAAATGAATCACCAAATGCCATGCCATCTATGATATCCCCCGGAGTGTCCGCTAACTGGTACTCACCAGCATCTAGTGTAGCATCACTCTCATCCCATGTTGAAGGGGGTGAACCAAAGGAAGCCTCTGTAGACCACTTTACCATCCTTGTTTCTTCTATCGCACTTCTTGTCCAATTTAGCCCTACAAGGAAAGTTCTAAAAGACCTTATAATTTTGCATTTATCTCCAGAAGGCCAATTCCTAATTTCTCTAAAAGGAACAGTCAGTTCAGGAATTGCACTTGCATTTAAAGGCCATGTCTGAACCCCATCAGAACCATTAGTAGCTACAACAAGACCATTAAGATTGGTAGCTTGCCACCGATTAGTTTTTAAATTAGCACTATAGTCATCATCAGCAGTAGATGTCACTCCCTCAGGAGTAACTACAGCTGAGTTTGGATGGTCGCTAGATAGAGTACCCGTTAAAGTTATAACTCCAGTGCTAGTATCCCTAGCAGAATAAGTTAGTTTTTCGTATGCATTAGTAGTAGCTGAAGATGTATCCTCATTCCCTATAAGAAGAGTTCCCGTAGTGGGAAGGGCCGTTAAAGCTGCACCAGCTGCTACTGTGATTGAACCAGCACTAGCTGAAACTGCACCATTAAGAGTCATAGTAGCTTGTCTTGTTACATCAGTCCAAGTAGAGCCATTCCAGACAGCTATATCTGTAGCCCCATAAGCAATCCAATAGTAAGTGTTCGCATTGTCTAAAAAAGATTGAAGGTAATAAGGGGCAAAAGGAACTGTAGCCATAACAGCCTCATAGCCAGCTACCTTCTTTACACCGTTATCAAGAAACCTTACATTGTTCCCACCAGACCACGCATTAGGTGGAAGATTATAAGGTGGAATGTCTTGTATTATCCCTACCTGACCTACATTAGTAATAGGTATAAGAGCCATTATGCTGGTGGGGTAGGCCAAGTAATGTTGAATGGATCAGGCTGGGTTGTTATATCCCT